CCTTTACTAATGCCTAAAACACGAGCCTTCCATTCTGGCATTGACTCTAAATCTTTCACTTCTTCTTCGACAGCTTGTTTTTGCATCTCTGCCATTTTTATCATAATTTTACGCTCTTTCTCATCCTGAAATAATTCCACCAAAGAAAGTATAGAAGCATTCTCTTCTTGTCGGCCCTGTATCCTTCGCGCTCTATCACCGTTTAATCGGTTGATGAGCGACTCCATTCTTTTTTCACATTGATTGTATTCGTCACTTTTTGTTTTTAGTAATTCAGCTAGTCTTACTGTCATATCTCTTTGATCTTCTGCTTCATGGAACATTCTATTTAATTTTTCCATAGCTTTACTTATATTCTTTAGATTAACATAGTCTATGCATACATTGATATATAAGTTAATTTCATCTGCAGTTAAATCTGGTTTGTCCCAAGTAGTACGAATGAATTCCGCCTCAAAGAGTTCTCTATCTGTATTGTCGGTATAGTTATTGATAACCTGGTAGAATCGAGGAGTCGAAAGGAACTTCATGACCTGCTCAATGCATTTTTTATTTTTGAGCGTTAATTGGTCGTGTTTGATATTGGAAGAAGTATATGTATTAATTAACCGACAAGTAATAAACATTGTTTGGGGTGGCTTATATTTTTCTCCTAATGCACTATCTTCTTGTCGTAAGCAAGCTGTATTGTGAGTTTTAATATGTTCTGCTACTACTAACGTTTCTTTACTGAGGGGAGTAATTTGTCTATCGGGCCAAATCAAACATGCTATTTGAAATGCATTCATATCATCCTTAGAGGAAGTAATTACAAATTGTTTTTCTTCTTCTGTTAGGAAAATATTTTTTACTTTTTTTACTTTTGTAGTTTGGTATTGATAGCCGCATTCAATTAAATATTCGCGCACAAGCTTACCCTCTTTAGTTCTACCATCCAAAGAGTCGTCTTTAAATACCTTACGAGTTAAATCAATTAAGTCAGGAATCTTTTTGTAATTGCTTTTGATATAATCTTTTTGTTCTTTAGTAAGGCTTTTCATAATCAACTATTACTATGTCTTCTTGTTGTATGATTTCTAAAACCGCTTGCTTAAATTCTTTTTTTAAATTTCGTAATTGTTTGTAGCCCGCTTTTCTATTTTTTTCATTACTTTTGTACCCCATTCTTTCGGCAACTGCGTCTTCATCCATATTATCTATAAAAAGCAATTTATATATTATGTACTTTTTTTCAGGTAGCTTCTTCTTCATGAGGACATTGATCCTATCAATAGAGTTATCTATATCTAAAGTATTGTTTTGTGTGATATACTCCGCTTCTTTTTGATGATGATCTAACGCCAAGGTTATTTTGGTGTTGTATGCGGATTTTTTGGTTTTTTCCCACTTAGCATATAATGGACATTCATTACACTGAGTGCCATTACTAGTAAACCCACATAGGCCTTCCGAGTCTTTACTGCTACAATTACTTTGATTGAGCGGGCAGTTTAAGCAGGGTCGTACATAATTGCCATAATTATTGCGCAATATATTCTTTAGTTGATTTGATATGATTCGATTTATCCAGGGCTCTAGAGGTCTAGACTGATCCCACTGATGCCATTTCTTATATATGTGCGCCCTTATAATTTGGCAAACATCGTCATAATCTATCCAAGGAACAGAATTTAAAAACCATTTTCCCCTCCTCTTAAGGAGTTCTGAGTCAATAATTTTTGAATACTCTTGATAAGTAAAGTTTTTATTCTCCGACATCTTCCGAAGGTTGAGTTTTCGCGCTTTTGCAGCTATTAAGCCCTTCTTTTAGTATTTCTTCTTTTGTCGAAAATTTTGAGCCTCTAGAGCCTCTTTGAGGTTTAACCCCTTCGCTTGGCCCTTCTTTAATCAATTGTCCAATTGTTAATTTTCTATTGTCACTAAAATCCTGCACCGAGTATTCTAATTTAGAAATATTAGGAACCTCAACGTGATCTTCATCGTTTTCAATTTCCTCTTTATTACGAGACGCAACATTGGATTTTTTCAATCCAGGAGTTTCGCGCATTGGAGCGCCACATCCTCCGCAAAAGTTGGGGGCTTGTATCGAGTACGTATTCTTATAGCCGCATTTTGTACAAAATTCAACATTCATACTATATTATAAAAAATTATTTAAGATTTTAAATAGCCAGCTATAATTGTCGCTTGATTTTTGCTGAATTTTTTTTCTTTATCATCTAGCACTTTTGTCCCCTTAACGAAGTCTACGCCTAGGATTCCAATGATTTTTCCAGTTAGTAATTTAATCGGTACACAAAAAGTGCTTTTTGTGCCCTGATCTTCAAAAAATTCTTTAATTCCTACATTGTTTATGTTTGAGATTTCGCCAAAGCTATATTCATCATTATCAATTAAAGGCTTAATAAACCTGTTAAATGAAGACACTCTTAGGTTTTGCTGGTTTTTTAATTCAGAACTTACCCCTTCGGATAATACTTCATATGTGTTGCTGAATTTTTGCTGTGAGCTACCAGAATAATAAATGTCGCCGTTATGAAATTCATATACCACAACTCTATCCGCGCCTAAGTTGTCCAGAATATATTCTAAAGCCTTATAAACATCTTCGTTTTGAATGGTATGCTTTACTAATTTGCACGCTTTCTTTTGGTCAGAAAACACACCTTTTAGCGTAGCAGCTAAAACCGTAGCAATACCAGCAATTAAGGATGCAATAATAATTTCCATTTTATTTAGACTCGATTGAATTTTCTATTTTTTGAATCATAAATGATAATATTGCGCTTCTTTTGATGTCCTCCATTCCAAATTCAAAAGTATGAATGCCTTGCTCCTTACTTTCGGCATTATTAAAAATATCAAACATTTGCTTGAATCCGCTTTTATTATGTATATCGGACTGTAAAAAGTCTCCACAAACGATCATTCTGCTATTTTCTCCAAGGCGAGTGATTAAAGTAGTCAATTCTTTAAAAGTGAAGTTTTGCGCTTCGTCTGCGACAACAATCTTATCTTTAAAGCTGGCTCCTCTCAAATAATTAATCGGCATAGCTTCAATACGCCTCTTTCCCATAAGCTCTGGTATGATTGACGGCTTGACCATCTCTCTAAGCTTATCATCTAGTGGGGCCATATAAGGATTGAATTTTTCGCCTATGTCTCCAGGCAATGCTCCAAGACCTCTATCAGCACTTTCTACAACGGTTCTAACATAATACAAATCAAGATCAGTGTCCATGCTTAAAAAGCGTAATGCAGAATAAACTGCTACATATGTTTTAGTGGTGCCAGCAGGGCCAGCGCAAAAAATAACTTTAGTATCTTCGTGTAGTGATAAGTCTAAAAAATCCTTTTGTTTGTCTGTTAATTTTTTGGACTGTACATGGAAGTTTGAAGTAAGGCCATTAAAAGCGTCATTGACGCCTGACAACTGTTTTGGGATTGTAGGTTTTTTTTTGGGCATTTGTATTATTTGTACACTTTTTTATGGTGTAAATGTATATGTAAATTTAATTTAAAACTAGTTATTGTCTTTTATTATATATTATTAATGGATAAAATTAAATTCATGAAAGAGTTATCTTCCTCTTTTTCTTTATATGAAGCGGCAAGATGGTTAAATAAGTCCCACAAAGAGCTTGGCGGTAAAACGCCAGCTGAATTTTTAAAAGAAAATAAAATTGAACCTTTGCACAAGTTACTAAAACAACACAAATCGAAATGAACCAAAAACACAAAGCAATAGATATTTGCCTAAGTTTTTCGAATGAAATCTTTCATAATCCAGAAGTCACAAATATTATTGTACGCATTGAAAGAGATCTAATACCAAAATTAAAAGAACAACTAGAGTCCGTGGGTTTTCACGAAAAAAGACGGCACGCAGAAAATAAAAAATGTTCTATTATTAATTTTGAAAAGATTTACCCTTTTTATTCTTGATTTTTTGAATTTATATGGTATTATGTTGTGATATGGATAATTCACAATCAAATACAAATGTTTTAGAGCCCGAAGTTCTTCAGTTTGAAGGACCTCAACCAGAACAATCTCCTCAGTTTAGCGAAGACTCAATCGAGGACATGAAAATGTTCGCAGCCAATCGAATGTTTCATAATGTTACTTTTCAGCAGGTGCTTGCAACCATTGATCTGCAATGTCGCCAACAAGCAGAAAAGAGAATTAATGAGGCTTCCCAAGAAGATTTAAATAAAATCTATGCTGATATGCAGCAATCATTGGCCCAGCAGTACGAAGCTCAAGAAGCCCAACAGACTCAAGAAGCTCAACAGACTTGCGCCGATCCTGATTGCGATCAAGATCCAGAAACTTGCGACAGACCTGATTGCAGTTCTAAATAATATTTATTTCTATATATTGAGAAAGGTCGGCTCCCATTATATAATGGGGCCGACTTTTTTTTATTGCTTATGCTTTCCAACGTCAGCAATACCTTGACCCATGATATATGCAACCAATGGTCCAATAACGAGCTGAAGCTCTTCTGTTCCCATATTTAATGCAAATACTTTATTTAATATCGGGGTAGCAACAGCTATTACCATTGCCCACCATTTTTTACTTTGCCAAAATTGTTTTTCTGTTTTCATGTTAAATATGTTTGGGGTTCATAATATATCTGTACACCTCATATATATCGTGTTTTAAAATAAATATTCGCTCCAAATTTATATTGGGTTCGGATTTTTTTTGGTCCGCCTTTATAT